TTTCTACACTTAGAAGATTATTTTCTACCGATGTGATAATTAGAAACGATGGCGCAGGATCCCTCAAAGTAATTGACGTTGATCGTATTCAAAATAACGGTGTAATTCAAACCAATTCTTTGGTTGATAGATTTCACAAAATTTATACAACATCGACAGCTTACGGCGTTAATCTTAATCTAGCACAGAACTACCAATCTGCCAGGGTTCAAATCTATGCTGATTATGACGCTATGGATACTGATGCAATAGTAGCATCAGCCTTAGATATTATAGCTGACGAATGTACGCTTAAAAACGAACAGGGAGAGGTTTTACAAATCAGATCCTCAGACGAGAATATACAAAAAATTCTATATAACTTATTTTATTCGGTGCTCAACATAGAATTTACTATGTGGTCCTGGATTAGAAACATGTGTAAGTACGGAGATTTTTATTTAAAAATGGAAATCGCTGAAAAATTCGGTGTATATAATGTTATTCCATTTTCTGCATATAATATAATCAGACAAGAGGGATACAATCCAACCAATCCCAACGAAGTTCGTTTTAAATATGATCCACTTGGAGCTTTGGGAACTACTTCTGGATTCTCATCGGCGTATAACAATGAAGATCCAGGAATTTATTTTGATAATTATGAAGTTGCTCACTTTAGATTAACTGGAGATGTAAACTATCTACCTTATGGAAGATCTTATTTGGAACCAGGAAGAAAGCTATTTAAGCAATACACTCTTATAGAAGACGCGATGTTGATTCATCGTATTACGAGGGCCCCAGAGCGTAGAACATTCTATGTTAACGTAGGAGCTATTCCTCCGAATGAAGTAGAAAACTACATGCAGAGGATGATTGGTAAAATGAAAAAAACGCCTTTGATAGACCCTAATACAGGAAACTATAATTTAAAATACAATCAACAAAATCTATTAGAAGATTTCTTTATTCCAGTTAGAGGCGGAGACAATACTACAAGGATAGACACAGCTAAAGGATTAGAGTATAATGCAATTGAAGACGTTACATATTTTAGAGAAAAACTATTTGCTGCTTTAAAGATTCCAAAAGCTTTCATGGGATACGAAAAAGATTTGTCTGGTAAAGCTACTCTAGCGGCAGAAGATATTAGATTCGCAAGAACTGTAGAAAGAATACAGAGAATTATAATATCTGAATTAACAAAAGTTGCATTGGTTCATCTATACGCTCATGGATATACTAATGAATCCGCAGCTAATTTCACGCTATCATTAACTAATCCATCAATAATATACGAACAAGAGAGAATCGCTTTATTTAAAGAAAAAGTCGCTCTTGCAAAAGACGCTATAGATGGTAATTTACTTCCTAAAGATTTTATTTATGATAAAATATTCCAATTCTCTGAAGATCAATATGCAGAAATGGAAGATTTAATAGCTGAAGACAAGAAAAAAGCATTTAGACTCAAACAAATAGAAGAAGAGGGTAATGATCCAGCAGAAACTGGCCAAGTATTTGGAACACCGCATCAATTAGCAAGTCTATATGGAGGCAAAGGAGATAGTCCAGTAGATTTACCGATTGGATATGATGAAACAAACGTACAAGATGGACCAGGTAGACCAAAAAAATATCAATCTAAAATCGGTACAGATGCATCAGCATTTGGAAGAGATGCATTGGGTAAAAAAGATATGAAATCAGGAAGCTCTCCCGAAGATTCTATGAAAGTTCAATATAAAGGCGGTCCATTAACATATGAAAGCGCTATGGGAGAATATATTAGAAACAAAGCGATGCTTGATGCTATGGGCAGAAAAACAAAATTATTTAATGAACCATCTTTATTGAGCGAAGATAATATAAAATCTGATTTACCTTAACCTACCATATATTTATTAGTAGTATAATCTAAATAAATGATTAAACATTCAAAATATCGTAATACTGGCATTTTATTTGAATTGTTAGTTCGACAAACGACATCTGATTTACTTAATAACAAAGATTCAAAATCTGTAAAGATACTAAAAAAGTATTTTACTAATACAGAATTAGGAAAAGAGTATAGCTTATATAATACTTTAGTAACTAGCCAAAAACTAAGCGAAGCAAAAGCTGAAATTCTAATTTCTACTTTAATAGAGCAGTATAAAAAATTAGATTGCGAAAAGATAAATAAATTAAAATATAATCTTATAAAAGAAATCAAAACAAGTTACGAATTGGAAGATTTCTTTAAAGCTAAAATTTCTAATTACAAGCAATACGCTTCTCTATATACAATATTTGAATCTCAGAATAGCAAATCTATAGATACAAAACAATTGATTCTCAATAAAATAACTCTATTAGAGCAATTAACAGACGAATCAATAATAGACAAAAAAGCTCCTCAGTCTATCATGGAAGATTTTATGAAAGAAGACAAAGAGGTTAGACTGTTGGCATATAAAATGTTGGTTGAAAAATTCAATGACAAATATGAAAGTCTTAGTGATATTCAAAAATCTATACTAAAGCAGTATATAAATAGCATATCAGATACTAAATCACTTACTCAATATTTAAATGAGAGAGTTATTGAAGTGAAAGCTGAATTGACAAAATTGTCCAAATCAACGCCTGATAAAGTTTTAAAGATAAAGTTGCAAGAAGTGTTAAAGCTTGTAAAACCTTTAGAAGAAAATAAGTCTATAAAAGACGAACAAATAGTCGGTATTCTTCAGTGTTATGACTTAATTGAAGAAATAAAAAGAGCAAATGCCTAAAAAACAAAAATACGAATTTAATCAACAATTCGCTACGCTTAGATTAAGAGAGCCTATCAATGAGGGTCGAGTGATGTTTACGATAGATGATGAGAATATAGATAGCTTATTCAATAAACAATTTGAAGCTGATGTAGACTATATCCATGATGGTCCTGACGTATACTACGTAACGGATCAAAATGATCTTGAAAGATTCGTAGATTATGTAGAAAGCATGGGATTGGATGCGGATAGAATACAGATTCAACAATACATGAAAGAAGAAGGTAGTGTAACCGGAGGTGAAGCATATCTTCCTGCTATGAACGTGTCATCAAAAAAACAAAACCCTTTTAAAGAAGGCGAACAAGAATATTTTATTCAAGTAGATGTGAGAGATGCTAAAAATGCGCTTGCAATTATTGATGATTCTTATTCATTAAGTAACTCTATAAAAAAGAGAGGAACAGATGTTTATACAACATTTGACGTAATGGCCGCAGAAGAGTTGATAGATTCTTTAAAGCAAAATGGAATACGTAATAAAAATAATGTTGAAGGATATGTCGAAGAAGATGTTTTATCGGGTTATACTCAAGATAAAAACTTTCGTCCTGGACACACAAAAGACACGGGTGGATTCCAATATAAAGATCTTTGGGGATTAAATGAAGCATATACTCCATCTACAACTAACGTTGAAGAGCTAGCTAGAGTAAAAGAATTATTAACTCAAGCGCATAGAGATAACGCATACTCAGTAATGAGTTCTTATGAATTTAAAATCAATGCACTCAGATTGCTAGTATCCCTAGAGAAAAAATACGGCAAGATATTGCCTCTTTTGCCATTCGCGATGGATTTTGTTGATTATCTCGATAAATATTTCCCAGGATTTAAAGGTAAATTTGGCCCATACAATCAAAAATGGAGATCAGTCGCAGATCATATAGAAAAAACAATGCAGTCTCAACAATCAATAGATGAAGATGCATGCTGGTCTGGCTATGAAATGGTTGGAATGAAAGATAAAGGTGGTAAACAAGTTCCAAACTGCGTGCCTGTAGAAGAATCAAAGTTTATAACTTTATCAGAAATGAATAAAATTATAGATGAAGTTTTTTCGCCTGAAGACTATAAAAAAGTACTTAAAATAATCGATAAGATAAAATATACAAATACTAGACTGTATAATGCTATATTAGATATGATGGATGATATATATCCACACGATTACGGAGAGGTCGAAGCTCAAATGGCAATGAATGAATCTATCATTCCTGATAACATCATGAGTTTCGCTAAAAGAAAAGGAGTTACTGAGATTGTAAAACAAGTATCTCGTTGGGTACAAAAAGCAGGTAAACGCATCGTAGGAGGTACTGCTATAGGAAAAAACTATAATACGTTAATACTGGACATAACTTATCAAGGTGGAGAAATACGTATTAATTTAGAAGACAGCACAATATCTGTTAACGGTGTAGATTACATATATGATTATGATGAATTTATTGATGCATTGTCAGGAGATCAAATAAATGAAAATTATTCTCGTTTTAAGAACGAAACCAAAACTCGTACAAAGCCTGAACAATTTCATCAAGCCGTTAAATCAGTTAAGCGCAAAGTAGAAGAGATTCACAAGCTCTACGAATACATGGAGAGACTAAAATTGGAATTGAGTGAAAATTCAGATGGATTAAAATATAAAAAGTATACAGAAAACGCAATACAAAAAATTAAAGAAGCTGTAAAAGCTTTACACATAAAAACTAAAAAATTAAAATAATGGATAATTTCAACTTTAAAAAGTATTTAACTGAAAACAATCTTGGACCATTCTCAAAATTTCAACAACCAAACGAAGGTAAAGTAGTTGATGTTGATAAAACATTGAGAGCATTACAAGCAGCAGTAAAATCTGGCGCTATTGTGACCATCGAAGGAGAAGAGGTTTTTAAAATGCCAATGATTAATATGGCAACATTCAAAGCCGGTGGTAGAGTTTCTCTTCCAAGAGATCCTGAAGATTTGGCATTTGCGGCTAGCGAGATTTTAGTGGATGGAGAGCCGTTAGAGTTAATATACAAAGACGCTCCTACTAGTATGCCAAAAGCGCAATCAAAACCATTCGATACGTCTGCTTATACAGATCCAGAATCAATATACTATCGCGGAGGAGATTAATAAATAAAAGATGGCAAAAGCAATTACAAGAGGCGGAACTTCAACAAAAATAACTTTCGGTAAAAGAAAAAAAGGTAAAGCGAAAAAAAGTTTTAATAAACGCGACCATAGAGAAAAAAACTACTGCGGACAAGGCAGATAACACATATTTATTAGTATGAAAAACATAAGCAAACAATATCAAGATCTTTTAGAAGGTAAAATTAGCAGAGACTATTTCGTTAGAAACTGTCGTCAACAATTTCCTCAATTCGTATCTCCTGTAACATCAGTAGATGACGCTATTAAGATTCTTAAAAGCAAGAGAATCATAGCAGAATCAATCTCAGAAAATGTAGATTATAAAGATCCGTATGTGAAAGGATATATAGATAACGAAAATGGGCGTTCTCTTGATGATTGCCCATATGACGAGCGTAGGGCTGTCGAATTATGGAAAAATGGTTGGATGGACGCAGAAACAGAAAAGCAAATGGATCACGATGAAGAAACATATAATAGAGAGACAGGCGGATACGGAGATCTATATAAAGAATCGTTAAACGAAGCTGAAGAAAAAACTGAAGGTCGTTGGAAAGAAGCTACGGGCCAAGGGCAATACGAAAGATTTAAAGACATGGACAATGTCAATTTTACAACTTTCTTGAGAGCTGTTGCTTTTGAAGTATCTAAAGATCCTATTATTGACGATAGCGAATTACCCGCAATCATGGATAAAGTAGCGAAAGCCATGAAAAAAGATCCAATGGCGTACAGAGATCTTGTTATCTCTAATACAGCAGATATTGCAAAGCAAGACGAAACTCTTAAAATGAGAGAAGTTAAACCTGGCAATATGGTTGACAAAGATAACGGAATGAAAGAAATAAAAGGACAACCAAAATATAAAGCAGACAGCGCGCCAAAAACAGAATACAAGAAAGGCAAACCTGCAGGAGTTAAAGAAATGGGAGTTACTCCTAAAAAAGCTCCTGGAATCAAAGACGTAATGGACATACCAGGAAAAGAAAAGGTGCTAGATCAATTAAAAGAGTCTTTAAAAAAAAGTCTAACCGAAGACACGCATTATAAATACACTCCTGGCAAAGAAGTAGAGACTCCTATGGGAACAGGAATTGTAACTGATATAGTGGGAGGAACGATCACAGTTCAATTAAGTAATGGTCAGCCCGCTGATTTTCAAATAAACGTTTTAGATGCTATAGAAGCAAAAAAACAGAGAGACTCTCAATTTGGAGCTCTTCCAGATTTAGGAAAAATTGGTCAAAATTGGCTGAGTAGTCAAGTCAACGAGGAGGCTAAAGATAAAAAAACAGAAAAGAAAGATAAATATAGCAAATTAAAAGAGTACTTAAAGAAAGTTCTCAAAAAAGAAGCTATTAAATTTAAAGCTGGAGGAGAGACAATATTCAAAAATAATTCTGAAGCTGGATCTTATGAAATGGACTTAAAAAAATCTGGAGTTAAATATACAAAAACAAACGTATCCTAATGAATAAAGATCTTTTAATAGAATACAGCGTATTCACGCCTACGAAACACGGATTGTCTGAAGGCACAAGAAACGGCCGCGGGAATATGATTGTTTCAGGTCTTGTACAAGCGTGCGATAAGCCAAATGCTAATAGAAGAATATATCCATACGAAACTCTAAAACAACAGGTAGAATTGTATGTAAAAGGACCCATCGCAGAAAATAGAGCGCTTGGAGAATTAGACCATCCAGAAACTTCAGTTATAAATTTAAAGAACGTATCTCACAATATATTAAAACTTTGGTTTGACGGAAAGAATCTGTACGGAGATATAGAGATACTTCCAACCCCTTCAGGAAATATACTTAAGCAACTATTTGCTAACAATATAACAGTCGGAATCTCTTCAAGAGCTATGGGTACTGTATCTCCAATAGGAGAAGGTCTAGTTAGAGTCGAAGACGATTTAGAATTGATTTGTTGGGATTTCGTATCTACTCCATCTACATTTGGAGCGTACGTTAGACCAGTATCAGGAATAAACGAATCTTATAATCCATCCAATCGCGCTCAAGGCAAATACGATAGAGCAAATAGAATGGTATCAGATATAATATGCAGCATGTCAGGAGTTTGCTGCATAAACTAATTTTTTAGTAGTTTACACTTTTATGTAAATACTCGGTATTTATTGTTACGATGCCTCGATTTCTATTGCGAGGCTATACAACTTAATACTTATATTGCTTCCCTCTACAATAAGCAATCAAAACAATCAAGAAAACAAAATGGAAGACATGTACAAGCAGGCGATTTTAGACGCCAAAGCAGTTCGTGCTAGCGCTATGGCGAATGCCAAAGCAACACTCCAAGAGGCTTTCGAACCAAAAATTCAAGAAATGATTCGTTTAAAACTTTCCGAGGATTTGGAAGAGGATTACGAAGAAATGGAAGAAGGTGACACTTACGATGAAGCTTACGCCGAAAAAGTAAAAGAAGAAGGCGAAGAGCAAATGGAAGGAGATGACACCAAAATGGACGAAGCATCATTGGAAGAAATTCTCGCTGAATTAGATGAGCTTGCAAAAAGCGAAGAAGACGACAACAAGATGATGGAAGCTGAAGATGATGAAGAAGAAACAGAAGAAGACGAAGAAGAATCAGATGATGATTCTGAAGAGTCTGACACTGAAGATTCAGAATCTACAGAAGAAACTCCTGGAGACGACACAAAGGTGATCGATATCACTCTTGGCGATCTTAAGCAAGTGCTTCAATCTATTAACGGTGGAGACTCGGGAATGGAAGACATGGGAGGAGATGAAGAATCTGAAACTGATGATGAATCAGCTGAAGACGAAGAAGAAAACATCGACTTGCAAGAAATCCTCGACAGTCTCGAAGAAGCTAAAGACAAGGACATGAAGAAAAAAGGCATGAAAGAAAAGAAAGAAGAAAAAGACGAAGCCAAAGAAAGTTTGAAAGAAGCTGTTAAGACAATTAACATCTTGCGTAAAGAACTTAACGAGGTTAATCTTTTGAACGCTAAACTTCTTTACATGAATAAAATCTTCAAGTCTAAGAATCTTAGCGAATCACAAAAAGTAAATGTAGTTTCAGCTTTGGATCGTGCAACGAATACCAAAGAGGCTAAAAATATTTACGAGACTTTGAAAGAAAACATTTCTCAAAAGAAATCTCAAATTCAAGAGTCAAGAGGCTTCGCTTCCAATCCAGCGGGCGTAGCACCTAAAAAACCTATTTTAGAATCAGATGCTTTTGTAAGCAGATGGCAGAAAATAGCTGGTATAAAATAATTTTAAAAACAAAAAACAAAATTTAAAACAATGGCAAATTTAGTACAATCTCTACTAAACGAGTCTGCTCAAACAGCATTCTCTGACCAGTTTTCAGTTGCCAACAAACTTACAAAAAAGTGGGCAAAATCTGGTCTGCTTGAAGGTCTTAGCGACCACGATCGTTCGTCTATGGCGGTGATCCTTGAAAATCAAGCAAAACAATTGGTTATCGAAACTTCTCAAACCAATGCTAATTTAAATAGTGGTGGTTCAACTTTTACTGCTACTAATGGCGAACAATGGGCTGGTGTAGCTCTTCCTTTGGTGCGTAAAATATTTGGTCAAATTGCAGCGAAAGAATTCGTTTCAGTTCAACCAATGAACTTGCCTGCTGGATTGGTGTTCTTCTTGGATTTCCAATACGGTACCTCAGGTAATCCTAACTTCCCGGTAAATACGTCTATGTACGGTGCTCAAACTACTAACTTCGGTAATGCGGCTTCTGGCGGTCTTTATGGTGGTGGTCAGTTCGGATACTCTTTGAACTTGTTTAGTGCGTCTGTGACTTCGTCAAATGCAGGTCTATTTGTGAGCACATCAGCGGCATGGTCAGATATTAACTTTGACTCAGCTCTTTCAGCATCTATAGCGACTAACTCACTTACGAAGATAGCCATACCTCAAGCAGCATTCTCAGGATCTGATGCTAATGCAGTTAGATCATTCACAATTGCTCCTGCTGCAGCAAATGCTGTTCAGTTCGGTGATGGTGAAGTATTATCTAATTTCACTACAGTATCTGCTTCTAGCGTAGTATTTATATTGAATAGAACAGCTCCTGCAACACCAGGTCAAAATGCCAACTTCGTTTTCTATTGGAATAAATCAACTGATTTCAACACTCGCGGTGATTTTGAAGATCGTTCAGGCGCTCCTTCAGTTCCTAACGCGTATTCACCGTCTGCAATAAGTATTCCTGAAGTTAACGTTGGTATGAGATCAGAAACCATTTCTGCAAAAACTCGTAAGTTGAAAGCACAATGGACTCCAGAATTTGCGCAAGATCTAAATGCTTACCACGCTCTTGATGCTGAAGCTGAATTGACTGGTATCCTTTCTGAGCACGTTTCTTTGGAAATTGATTTGGAAGTTATGGATATGTTGATTCAAAATGCTCCAACAACAGAATACTGGTCAGCAAGAGTGGGTGCTACTCTCACAGTTAATGCAGCGGGTACAGTAACATATAACCCAACAACATCAACAAGTGCGGCTGGACAATACTACACTCAAATGACTTGGTTCCAAACTTTGGGTATCAAGCTTCAAAAGATTTCTAACTTGATTCACCAACGTACTTTACGCGGTGGTGCTAACTTCATGGTAGTATCTCCTACAATTGCTACAATCTTGGAATCAATTCCTGGATTCGCTGCTGATACTGACGGAGCTGCTGATACAATGAAATATGCATTCGGCGTACAGAAAATTGGTGCTTTGAATAGCCGTTACAAAGTTTACAAGAACCCATACATGACTGAAAATGTTATCTTGATGGGCTTCCGTGGAACTCAATTCTTAGAGTGTGGAGCAGTTTACGCACCATACGTTCCATTGATCATGACTCCTCTTGTGTACGATCCAAATACCTTCACTCCAAGAAAAGGTATCATGACTCGTTATGCATTGAAGATGGTTCGTCCTGAATTCTATGGTAAAGTGATTGTGGCTGATACAAACATCATCTAATTACTAAAGTAATATAGAAAATTAAAGGCCCAACTTCGGTTGGGTCTTTTTTTATTCCTGTTAGTTCGATATTTATTCTAAATAGCTCACCAAAACTAATTTATGGAAAAGCCTAAGAAAGTTTTAAAAAACGAAATAAAGTACGAAATAACTTTAAATGACGAACAGAAAGAGGCAAAGAGATTAATAAGAGAGAATCAGATAGTAATAATAACAGGTCGAGCAGGTTGCGGAAAGAGTCTAGTATCTGCTCAGACTGCTCTTGATTTTCTTTTCAAGAAAGAATGCGAAAACATATTCGTCACAAGAGCGGCCGTTGAAGTGGGTCATAGTTTGGGATTTTTACCAGGTTCTTTAGACGAAAAATTTAATCCGTATTTGGAGGCTTTTCAAGAGAATCTTGTGAAGTGTTATAATAAAGAAAAAATAGAAAACCTAATATCGGACAAAAAAGTTATAGCTTTGCCAGTTCAGTTTATTAGAGGCAAAACAGTAGATGACGTCTTGGTAGTAGAAGAAGCTCAAAATCTCACTAAAGCTGAGATGCTAGCTATTCTTACACGACTTGGAAAAAATGGTAAAATAATTATAAATGGAGATAATGAGCAGAAAGACATTAAAGATCCATATAATGGACTAAGTTACGCAATAGAGCTATCAAAAAAGATCGAAGAGATTAAATGGGTCAAACTCAAACACAATCATAGATCAGATCTTGTAGGCAAGATATTAGATTACGAATATAGCGGAAAATAAAAAATAAATAAATGGCAAATCCACAAATATATGATGGCAGTCCTATTGCGATAAGCGGAAATACTCCATTTGGATTGTATGACAGCGATCCTCAATTTCAAGCCAATGGTCCTAAAGTTGCTAATTTTGTAGCAAGAAAATTAGGCTATCCTGTAATGGACGTTGAATTAGACGATTTGAATATATACGCGTGTTTCGAAGAAGCAGTATCTACATATTCTGAATTACTCTATCAATTATCTATAAAAGACAACTACTTGTCTTTGATTGGAGCTTCGACAGGATCTAATTTAAACAATCAAGTAATAGTGCCCACTCTTAATAGCGTGGTCGATATGGCAGATGCTTATGGATCTCTAGCTGGAGTTGGTGGACTAACAGAGTGGTATACGGGATCTCTAATGCTAAGCGCTAGTCAACAAGTGTATGACTTGCAAAGTTGGGGAATAAGTAACGGATATATTCAACAAGGCGATAGAATGGTCGTAAATAGAATTTTCTACGAATCTAATCCTGCTATAAATCAATATTACGATCCTTACATAGGTGGATCTATAAATTATCAAGGCGCAACAGAAAATTTTGGTTGGGCAAGCTATTCTCCTGGATTGAATTTTACGTTGTTTCCAATTTATTGGGACATACAAAGAATTCAAGAGATCGAAATGTCAAATCAAGTTAGAAGATCAGCTTTTACTTTTGAATTAATAAATAATAAACTTAGAATATTTCCAGTACCTGAAATTGATGGCATACCACTATTTATTCAGTATTCTAAGAAAAGCGAAATGGCTAGCGTTGCGTCGAACAGTCCCTACTCTTCAAGTACTTCGTTGGTCACTAATCCATCTAATGTTCCGTATACCGTAATTCCGTTCGGCCAAATAAATGGGCCAGGAAAAAACTGGATATTTGAATACACCTTAGCATTATGTATGGAGTTATTGGGAATTATTAGAAATAAATACACAACTGTGCCAATTCCCGGAGCTGAAACTACTTTAAATGGAGCTGATCTGTCTAGCGCAGGCAGAGACATGCAAACTAAATTAAAAGAAGCTTTAAAAGGAGATTTAACTGAATTGTCTAGACAAGCTCAATTAGAAAAGCAACAAAAAGAAAACGAATCTATACAAGAAACGTTGAGTAAAGTACCACTTTTAATATACATAGGATAACATGGCATTATTTGGATCATCAAGAGACATAACTACTTTTAAAAGTATTTCCAAAGAATTAGTTGGAGATATTATAAGTCAACAGTGCGGTTATTATAAAGCTATGTTGTCAGACACAGTTCCAAATATATACGGAGAAGCTGCTCAAAAATATTTTATTGGACCAGTATTGTTAGATTGTCTTATAGAAAGAGGAGATTTCTCTTTTGATCGAGAGGATTTTGGACCAGATGTTAAACGTCCAGTGACTTTTAGATTTTTAAAAGAAACTATAGTTGAAGCAAATGTGCATCCAGAACCGGGAGATATTATAATGTACAATGAAGTTTATTATCACGCTGATAATATTAACGAAAATCAATTAATACTTGGTAAAGATCCTGATTACACATATTCTAATGGATTAGAGAATTTTGGTTCTTCTTATTCTGTTGTTATAGTGTGTCATTACACATCTCCTGACATTCTTGGCATAACTAAACAAAGAATATAATGAGCATACAAACTACTAGACCGCAAAACAAACGAG